TGAAGCATCAAACTTCAATGTGTTGTTGGATGTTCTTTCATATAATACATATCTCAATTCATTCTACCTAAACATGGTAGGATCAGAAATGTTTTTGGATACAACCCAATTAAGAGAATCTGCTGTATCACATTCTAAAGAATTAAACTATCTTCCTCGTTCTAAAACATCTGCTGTTGCATATGTAAATATCTCAGTTGATCCCGGAACTCGCACACCTGATTATATAACTATTCCTAAATTCTATGCGTTTTCTACACAATTAAACGGAACAACAATATATTATACAGTCCCAGATGATATTCTTATAAGACCCGTAAATGGTGTATATGCTGCAGCAAATGTTGCAATTTATGAAGGTTCTGTAGTTGAAGAATACTTTAACGTTGCAGCAAATACAAATACATTTACTCTACAATCAGAAAATCTTGATACACGTTCTGTGACAGTATATGTCTATGAGTCATCAATAAGTCAAACGTCTTATCTATATACGATGGCAGAATCATTGTTTGGGTTGGATGGAACATCTAATGTATACTTCATGCAAGGTTATGCAGACACAAAATATCAAATTGAATTTGGCAATGATGTTACAGGTAGACAGTTAACTAATGGTAATGTTATTAAAGTGCAATATAGAGATACTATTGGTGAACCAGGCAACGGATCATTCATCTTTAGAAGGGGTGCTGCTTTTACAGATGTAAATAACAACCAATATACTGGAATTTCTGTATCAACAGTAAAAGCATCTGCTGAAGGTTCTGATAGAGAATCAATAGATTCTATTAAATTCAATGCACCTCGTTACTTCCCAACTCAAGGTAGATCAGTAACAGCACAAGATTATATTGCATTGACAAAAGCAAAATTTCCGCAGTTACAAGCGGTCAATGCTTATGGGGGAGAAGAATTGATTCCTCCTCAATATGGTAGAGTAGCTATATCTGTTAAACCGTATGGAACTGTAGGATTAATTTCTGACTCATTAAAAGTTAATATTGTTAATTATTTAAAATTAAAAAATCTTACAACAGAACCTATTATTGTTGATCCTGAATTTTTTTATATTAAAATTACTTCTGCAGTGAACTATAATTCTTCAATGACTTCAAAAAGTTCTGCTCAATTAAAAGCATTAATAGAAACTGCAATAATCAATTATGGATCGGCGAACCTTACAGAATTTGGTTCTGATTTAAGATATTCAAAATTAATTTCAGACATAGACAATTCAGATCCTGCTATCACAAGTAATGAAACAGAGCTTAATATTATTAGAAGATGGGTTCCTGAACCCGGAATTAAATCAACATTGTCTTATAGTTTTGACAATGAACTTGCCCATGAAACAGTTTTCTATTCTATTCCTGCAGGACATGAGCAATCACTATCAACAGATTTTTTCACATATACCCATACTGATGAGCAAGATTATGTTGCGTATATTGGCGATGATGGTCTAGGTGTATTAAATATATATACTAACCAAGTTATTTCAGGTGTAAGTACTAGAACTATTTTGCAAGGAAGCATAGGAACTGTTGACTACTTTACAGGTGATATTTTATTTACAGCAACAGTAAAAAATTATGCAGGTAACTATATTAACATATACGGAATTCCTAAAGGAAATGATATCTATTCAATTAAGAACAAATTCTTAATTATAGAATCAACAGATATATCTATCACAATGAACGATGTTACGAAAGTATAATGTTACCTACACCCGAATATATCTCAACATTCATCGAACAACAATTTCCTGCTTTCTATCGTGAAGAAGGCCCAAATTTTATTGCCTTTGTTAAGGCATATTATGAATGGATGGAAGAAACAGGTAAGCAAACTAATAAAACAAGAAATCTATTTTCTACTCGTGATATAGATCTTACCGCAGATCAATTTGTAGAAGAATTTAAAAAGAAATATCTTCAAGGAATTCCTACAGAAATTGCGGGTGATAAACGATTTCTTCAAAAACATATTCTTGATCTTTATAGATCAAAAGGTTCGCTTGATGGATTGAAGCTTCTCTTTCGCTTGTTGTATAACGAAGAAATTCAAGTATACATTCCTTCATATGATATGCTTAAACCTTCACACGGAACTTGGGTTGAAAAGAAATATCTAGAAGTATCATTTACACCATACAATTATAATTTCAATAATAAAATTGTAACTGGCGTAACTTCAGGTGCAACCGCTTTCGTAGAATCATTTGAAAGATCCTTTGTTGATAATAGAATTATCAACATCTTTTACATAAGTAATATTCAAGGAACGTTTCAAGTAGATGAAAAAGTTACCTATGAGGGCTTAGGTGCAATTGATGCACCTAAAATTTTAGGATCTCCTAATTCTATAACAATCAATACAAAAACTCCTGATAATCTTATTGGCGATATTTTATTGCCATTAAGCGGCAATGGTTCAGGGTCTGGATTGAAAACAATTGTTTCTAGTGTTAGAAATGCAGGATCTTCAAATGCAACAATTGAATTTAGAGTAATTAATGGGGGATCTGGTTATACAACAAATCCTACTATTTCTATTACTGCAGGATCAAATTCAACAGGATACAATGCAACATTTACTGGTGTTACTTTAAAGGATACGAGTAGTTTCACGTATTCACCAACACTTATTAATTATGCTCCATACTATCCTGTAACAAAAACATTTAATGCAAATAGTTCTGTAAATAGCACGTCCGATTTTATTACAATTGCAAACAATGTCTTTGCAAATAATGATCGTATTCTATACACAACTTCTGCAGGAAATACTGCTTTAACAGGACTAACAAACAACACATCTTACTGGGTTGTTTCGGCGAATAGTTCTGGATTAAAACTATCTACAACACGTGGCGGCGCAAATATAAACATAACAGCCTCGACTACTGAGTCAGGACACAATCTCTATAAAGATGCGGTCGTCCGTTTTAATGCTAATGGAGATGTTGCAAACACAACAGACTTCATTAGCATACCCAATAACCTGTTTGCTAATGGTGATCATGTAACATACCTTGTTGAGGCAGGTAATACTGCAATCTCTGGATTGACAAATAACACAATCTATTATGTGGTATCAGCAAACACAACAGGATTAAAACTTGCATCATCTTATGCAGGAGCAAACATTAACTTGACTGCAGGTGTGACAGAATATGGTCATACACTTGCCGCAATCAATGTTGCAAGTTATCCATTGAATTCTGAATCCTATGGTTCTTCATTAAATAATGCAAATCTTGCATCTGTCATTAATACATCAATTACCTTCCTTACAACAACTATCGGAACCATAGATAGATTAACAGGAATTAATCCAGGTGTTAGTTATGATGGTTATGTTACTGTTAGTGTTGTTGATCCGATTGTATCAAGATACGGGTTGCCATCATCTGTTGCTAATGGTGTTCAAGGTTCAGATGCAACAATAAATGGAAATGTTGTTATTGGTACAGGTCTTGTTGATACTGTAAGAATTTTGAATTCAGGTTTAGGATATCATACCAAATCAGAAGACATTGCATTATACAATGATACTCAATCAAATACAAGTCAATTAAGCACTGCAACTATTAACTTGGGTGGTGTTGGCTCTCAAGAAGGTTTCTGGGCAGACAAAAACGGATTTTTAGATAGCAATAAAAAAATTCAAGATTCATATTATTATCAAGAATATTCTTATGAAGTAAAATCATCAAAGGCTCTTAATAAGTATAAGAAAATTTTGAAAGATGTGTTTCATCCTGTTGGAAATGAATTGTTTGGTCGTTCATTGCTTTTAACTATTGATAATACACAACAAGCTAGTATCTCTAATCCACAAACAATTTATCGTATTCTTGGATCAGAACTAGCAGAATCAGAAACATTCAATGCTAATACAGGTGTATCAAACACAACTGAATATATAACAACTACTGGAAATAATAACTTATCTGCTAATGATTATGTTCTGTATTATCAGGAAACAGGTAATGTAGAAACATTCAATGCTAATACTGGAGTTTCTAATACTACAGATTATATCACAACATCTAATACTAATTCGTTGCAAATTGGCGACTATGTTCAATATACCTTTGATGTTGGAAATACAGTAGTTACAGGACTAACATATAATGCTAGATATTATGTTATTTCTGCAAACTCTACTGCGCTACAATTATCATTAACTGCTAATGGAGCTGCTATAAATATAACATCTGGGGCTACTGAAACTGGGCATAACTTATATCAAATTTTACCTACTGTTGGCGGATTAGCAAACAACGGTAAGTATTTTGTTGTTGGTGCTAATAGTACTGCTCTACAGCTTTCAACGACCCAAGGCGGGCCTGCCATAAATATAACATCTACTAGCAGAGAAACCGGACACTATTTGGT